CTCTTCCCAGGTAGGGAAAGTGGAATGTTCGACATAGATGTCAAGTTCACAATCAGTCACAATCTCTCTAAACATTTGCTTACGCGATTCAAATTCATCACGACCATACATGAAATATTCACGCACAGCTGTGCCAATTACTTGGATAGAATGAGCTTCTGGAGAGATATTGCGTGATTTGGTACATACAGTCAACATCTTAGCAATTGAAGATGGGTCCAATGGTGCTAAATAAGCTTGAGCTTCCGTATCGAAACGCCAACTGCGCTTTAGAAAAGAGCATTCGGAGATATCAATATAGGGTACTGATGCAGCTTCTTTATCAGCCATTGTATACACAATATCTACATCGCGTAGTGTGCTTTGAATATTGGTGTGATTGAACCATGGTGCGTCATCTGATACACTCATGATATTATCATCACCATATGTCATTAAGCAAACATTCTTATCAAATGAAATACATTCCCGTAAAGGATTTAATTCCAGATAACAATAACGCATGTAAATTGAATTGGCCAAGCCATTGACAATAACGGTTAAAGGATGTCCAGAGGGGTTTCCCCCAAAAAACTGGATCAATTCTCCATTAAAATCAACAATTGGATACGCCACATCATACGCTATTCCGCGTACAACTTTGAGTTCATCGTTACTGTAACCAGCACGTGAGCAAATTCCAAAGATGATGGCAAAAGCCGATAAAATGATCTTAGGTGGCATACGCTTATCAAACTTGCCATAATCACCCGCTACCATTTTAGATACACCATGTTTAGTGATGTGTCTATATAGTTTATCCCATTCACGAGATTGAGGTATGATTCCTGGACCGCATTCAAATAACTCTCTATTATTCTGCATTAGAACAATCACTGAGAGTAAATATTTGCGAACAACCAAAGACCAAGCCATTGCGCTCGAAGTAAAGAGTCGTGTGGCCCCAGATTCAGCTTTAGCAAAAGATACTGCCTCATCCTTAAGATGTCCGCAGAATACAGTGCCATAGCGTTCTCCCCGCAAGTATGTAGATACAATTTCTTCCATAGTATCTTTGATCTCCTGGATAGGTTCCATAAGATCCATATATGCTTCTTCAGCACTTACACCTTCCAACTCTTGGATATAGTGTTTCTTACTGCGCTTGTAGGGACAACCTGCTGAAGATTTGCGATTTAATTTATCACAATATCTTACACCTGCCGCTCCGTTCATGGCCACTTTATCGGTATAAACCATCACCTTAGATACATCAACTTTTCTAATCTTATGTTCAAAAGCTTTAACAGCTAAATCAATAGTATCAGAGTTCATCATAGTAACTGGACGAGTCATATCGTTAAGTGCTTTGATCCAAGGTTTACGGGTCATATCAGGTTTGGTCTTAGTCAATTCATAATCAGTTCGTTCAAGAATAGATTTTTGAATAAATGTGGGACCAACACTGGTTTTACCACGTTGCCGAAATTCACCCACAAAAGATCCTAAGATTTCACCGGAACCATAATTGGCCTTATGTACAACACTTTGTACGTTAAGGTCACCGATGGTGCGAGTGCACGAAGGGGCAGAAATAGGCAGTGATCCTCTTGAGATAAAATTGGGTTCCAATTTATCACAACAATTAATCACATAATCGTGGTTAATACGCATAATACCGACAGCACTATCTTTACCCATAATGTGAGTTCCCAAAATAATGGGACCCGCAGGGGTATCAGACAATAAAATTGATCCACAATTACCATTTTGAGTTGGAACTGAAACATGTCCACGCCAAATAGGTATGTGAATGGATTTTCCATGCACAGTCCAGGCAGCAGAAGATGGTTGTATGTTACTAACCTTTTCCGTCCACTGCTTACCAGATATATCTTTACTCACATATTCTCCATTAATTTTACCTGTATAGGTAGATTTACAAAAATAGTGTGTAAGATTTGTGGCTGGTGGGCGACACATAATGCGTATAAATACCAAATCATGGGAATCATCGCGGTGAATCATCCCAGGAGTGACTAAAATTTGTCTCAAAGAACTGTTAATGTTCAAACTCCCATCATCAACTATATCCAAATAGAATTGATCGACAGGTGGCAGAATATGTGAGTTACACATATAGACATTTCCACGAATATTCACAGCTGTACCTACTCGTGTTACACCATCATGCTTAGTATTAAACATGACAGTTGCTTTCACAATATGCTTTTTCAATAAGGATAAATCCTTACCTTTTGCACATAATGTGTGCTGAGATAAATCATCAACACTGATGCGAAATGGATTCTCATAGGATACAGTAGGTTTCCCATCATCATCTGGTGGGGGAGTCTTACCTATACTAAGAGTAGATCCTTGAATATCTTCCTCAAAAGTGCTGAAGAAATTCCTAATTGCTTTGTATATCAATACACTTGCTGCTAGAGCGAGAGTGAATTTCAAAAGTTGTTTAGGAACTCTAAGATCATGTGTCGTTTTGTAAAATCCATAGGATAAAATGTGTCGAGCTAAGAAACTCTTATTCACACCTATAGCGTAATACATGAACCAATCAGGACCCCAAAGAAATCTAGTAAAAGCATCTACAAAATAAAAGTAGGTTATACAATTATAAAATTTGATCCATAACCAGAGATACACTTGGGTAACATATGGCAAAGTAGACACATAAGTGTTAACATCATACGTGCGATCATTATGGAACCAGCTCATACTATCAGTGTACATTGAACTGACATAAGATGGATTGACATAATTTACTATATCCATAGATTGCACATTCATCTTCTTAGCCTTCCTAGACTTAGGTCGATGATTGATGTAAACAGACTTTTTGGTCTTCTTCTTACGCTTTTCCTTTGATTCCTCTTCCTCAGGAATCTCTTCACAATCACATTCAGTGAATGGATTGGAACAGATAATGCAGTATGCATCAGATTGAGGGAGAGCCCCAAATTCATCACAACTGCACATAGCCTGAGGGGCGTAACAATGGGAACATAATTCAATCTTTTCCATCACGTTTGAACAGGATAATACACGTCTTTGTGTTTCTTCATGAGCCAATAATGTCTCAGAATACCACGTCAAAAACGGTACTATATCTGTAAATTCCATGACTGGAACTAATTTACCTTTCTGTCCCCGTCTCTCGGTGCCACAAGGGGCCACACGGGAGACTTTAATATTCCAGTAGTTAGGGTAATATCCTTCTGTTAATTCAGGAATACTACCGCTATTTAACATTGTACCTCGAGCATATTCACTCTTCGGTGCTATGTCAATAACGTAAGGAAAACGTCGTTGGACTGCCAATGGACACGCAAAATATGCATGTACATTCAATGATTCAGAGTTAGTGGACCCAATTACCAATTTAGCACGCACAGGTGTCCGTCCTTTATCTTGGAGTTCTGCTTGAGCTGGTACATATGGTACATTATTGACCACACATAACATCTCTGCTAGAGAGGGATCCATAACACCTAAATTGGGTGATTGGAAAGCGATGTCATCCATCTGAATACACCATTGTGTAGAATTGAAATTAGACCAAAATTCCTCAGTGGGATTTCTAGTATACTTATATTCTGCACTAGTATTCAAGCCCAATACTTTACCATACTGTAG